GTGAACGTGATTGTCGAACGTGTACATGGAGTACGCATCCATGTTGACTTCACCACGGTCTCGACGTGCAATCTCCTCCTCGCTCCCCATTCGCTCCAGAGACGCTTCTTTGTTCTCTTGAGATATGAACGGGTTTTTGCTCATGATCAACTGAACCCGCTGAATCCTTGGGTTCTCTTGGATCGAGCAGAGTTCTGCACGTTCAATCAGCGAGATCAAGGCAGGGTTCTTCATGTGTGGCCAAACCGACCACAGCAGCCATCCGTTCTCGTCAGTCAAGCGGTCCTGCCATTCCTTGACGTGATCTGAGAACGCAACGTCCTCGTCAATCCAGATCCCCGAGATGGCATCGCCCTGCTTCGGCTGTGGACTCGTAGACGGGTATGCGTAGATCTTGGCCCCATTCGTGAGTTGCACGCTCTTGAACATGTTTCCTCGCTTGTCCTCCCATTCCCAGGACTCTGGAATGATCATCCTGTCTGGGATTAACGGCTCGGTCAGTTCAGACTCGCCAATGCGAGAAATGTCTGCCTTGTCGGCACGATTGAATGTCCTCCAAAGACCTGTCTTTTCATCTCGGATGCAGCGAAATTGACCGCCCATGCCTGGTTGGAACAGAAGCCTGTGGATCGTCTGGCCTATGTGGTTCCAGTCGTATCCGATCACCCAGTAGATTCTCGGATAGTTCTCGTTAGCAACAGGCCATCGTGGCTTGAACATCTTGCCGGTCGAATCCTTGATCGGGATGCCTGTAATTCGGCTTCCGACCTCAGTCGCAACGCTCACGGACTTGCCGCTCCGCTTGCCCCCAGATACCAACAACTCGATCGCCGTGCTGCTGTGGATAGGCTCCTGTTGCTCGTAAGGCGTGTAGACCCGAACGCCCTCGCGAGCACGCCTGTTCTGCTCGATGCTGATCTCTGCCAATCGCCGAAGGTCTGTCATATTGAAGTCTCCACATCTATAGTTTTAGCAATCGCTTCCAACTGCTCATCAGTCGAAGTTTCTTCGATCTTCAGCCCCAATCGCTTCATGCTCTGGTTGATCGTGGACATCTTGGTCGGATCACCGGACGCCTCCAGAAGCATCTGCATGAAGGCCAAGTCCTGCTCCCTTCGGATCTGCTCGTCCGTCAGCCTGCGTATGTCACTCTCGCTGTCATTGGCTTCGACGTTCAGGTGCAACTTAATGATCTGTGCCATCAACGCAGCAGCAGATGCCGGGACCTGCTTCCGCTCGCACAACTGGTCAACGATCCACACGAACTTGGCTGCGAACCCCGTAGGACCGCCGTAGAGTTTGTAGATCTCTGCGATCAGGTCCTTAACCTTCGGCATTGCAGCCACAGAGCCTGTGGCGTTGACCAACTGATCTGCGATGTCCTTCGTCTGTGCTTCGAGTCGCTTCTTGACCTTGGCTATGTCGGCTCCAGTCAAGCAATACTCGCAAACGTCACCGTCGTCGATCGCTGGGAACTTGTCGATAGGCCACTGGTTCCCACAGGACTCGCAGGTCTGCAAAGCCATTGGACATCATCCTTGTCGGTTGACCTGAATGTGGACGATGCTGCCCTCTGCAACACACTCGCAGTGCTTCAGATTCCACGTAAGGAAGTCGTCTGAAAAAGCCTTGGCGTGCTCATCGCTCTTAGTGAGCACTAGCATCTTGCCACCTTCCTTGACGTGCTTGAGTGCCTCAATGGCGTCAAAGGCGTTCTCTGGCTGGATCTTGGAGTAGGAATAGACAATGAGGTCGACATCCTGCGGCTCGAACTGGTCGTAATTAACCCTCTTGATCTCTGCACACCTGCCTCTGTCTTTCGTCGGTGTCGAACCTGCCCACGATTCTTCGTCGACAATTCGATAGCAGTCGATGTTTTTGTTTTTGTAGATAACGGAATGTGAGACGATGCCTGTCTGGTCATTAAGCGTTATCACCCTCGCATGGCCCGACGCTGCAATGCCTGAAGCAACCTGATTGACCCGCTCCAGCGACTCCTTCGGGACGCCCTCCTTTGACAGGTCCACCTTCTCGCCAAGGACGATCTCAGTCTGCTGTGCAGGGTCGACTTTCACTTGTTCATCGATCCACACTTCGTCTCGAATCTCCATGATCGGTCCTTCATACGGAGGCAAGGAATCGGTCGTGTCAACGTAGATGCCCCTGTCGTGGACAGAGACGTTGCTCTCGACTGCGTGACGGAACATGTTGCAGACCGCCTCGATCGGAAGGTTCGTTGGCTTGCCGACACACTTCGGCTTCCAGTGACCTGCCCACGAATCCCAGTTGCAGAACACGACAGGCTCGTGGTGCTTGAGCACGCCTGCCAACTGGATCTCACGAGTGTTTGTCACGTCCTCGGTGCTCTCCTTCTTCGTCCTGCTGTGGTCGGTCTCGTAGAAGAACCAACCCTGCCTGTTGAGCAACTGGATCGCTCGCTCCTTCGTGTGCTTTCCTGCGAGCAACTCGTCGAGGATCTGCTCCTTCGGATACGTCGGAGGGAACAGGTCAAAACTGTCCATCGAGTACATGATGACCCCAGTTGGACCCGCTCCGATCGGATGAATCCCGGTCATCATCGCCGCATGGTCACGGGTGTACGCAGTGAGTTCGATCGGCCCCAGCGGAGCGTCCGGATCTCGGGTCTCCTTGTTCCCGAAGTAAAAGACGTAGACGTTCTCCAACCCGCCTCGGATGTCGTCCGGTGGAGGTCCGCAGTACGGGCAGCAGACCACCGTGGGCAGCCCGTGGATCTTCCTCTGATACAGGAAGTGGAAACTCGAATCCCAGAAAGGCTTCGCCTCTGGATTGTGACCGACGTACTTGTCGATGAAGTTGTCTGAGTCGAGCATGATCAGAACGTCGTAGCCGTTGTCCTTGGCGTACTGAACGATCTTGTTTCGCTCTACGTCCAGCGGAATGTCGCCGAACCTGCCCCAGTCAAAGCGTCCTACACGCTCGTCCTTGCTGGCCTTGAGTGCCGTCTCGGCAAGCCAGTCGGAATGGGATGGGATGATCGTTGAAACGCTGCCGTTCCCGCCGAAGGTGAGGAACGCAACGAACACGTCTAACTTAGGAACCTGCATTGTTGGCAGCCTGTGTTGGTGAAGTGAAACTAATCTCCGAACCTAATTGCGTCGAAAGCACTGGACATGGCCTCTCGGACCTTGCGGACTGCTACCGACTGGTCTGAACTTGGCTTCGAGTTGGAGACGATCGTCAAAGCAAAACGCTTGGCATCCATCCGGATCTGCTCCACTTCGAGACAGTCCTTCTGTGCAATGTTCGGCTTGGACTTGTCACCAAACCATTCGTCGATCTGTTGTCGCGAAATAGCCATCTCGAAACCTAAGTTAAAACCCCGAGGGGGCCTGTACCGTCTGGCGATACAGACCCCCTCACCCGTCAAGAGTACAGGATCAGCGAACGTCCGTGTAGACCAACATGTTTGCGTTGGTCTGAGCCGTGGTCATCGCTGAAACAACCCGAGCGAATCGGTTGACGATCGCCGCTGCGGTGTTCGTGGTCGCTGCGGTCGCAAGGACAGCGGGACGACCGGCAGTCGTTGCACCGCTCGTAACCGCAGTCAACGCCACGACAATGTCACCGGCAGAAAAGACGTTTCCGGCGTCTCCGGCGAGAGGCGTCTTGAGCAAGACGTGCCCCTTGACGATCAGCCAGAACAGGTCGTTGTTGGCAACGCCCGTCGATGGCAACTGGTCGTCAACGACACCGGCCACTTCGCCTGCCGTGGCATTGGTGTAGCCGTCAACCTCTCGCCTTCGAGATCCGGACTTCCATCGAACGAGCCTGCCTGGCAACAGTGCTGCGCCAGAGGTGTTCCGAACCAAGATCGCCTCGACAACGTCGTCGCTTCGCTTGATCCGTACACCGGGACCATCCGGGTAATCGTCGGCAAAGGCCATCGGGTGGCCCTCGATCGCCTTCGATCCGTCAATGTTTGCAGGGGTCCCGCCGTGGTAAGTGTACCCTCGCTTCGGCAGGCCCGTGACTGTATCAGCCATCGTAAAATTTCCTCTTTTGAATGAACTTGAAACAAAAGGTCAGTATCGACCGACCTGCCTGCTTATGCGTAAGACTTGATCTTCGCGAAATGCTTCGGCTTGTATTCCACGTTGCCGTAGAAGCCGATGCCCCACAGGTACGACCAGTTGCTGCGCGGGTCCTTGTCAGGGCCTTCGTACCAGAACAACTGCGGCGTCAAGGCGTGGATCTTCATCTGGTTGACGTTGATGAAGTATCCGGTCCCGACTGGGCAGTCGAAGTCCGGGTACAGTCCGACGCCGTCTTGGTTGAGCGTCATGCCGAACCCGAGGTCCTGCGATTCCTTGTGAGGAACCGTGATCCGAGTCTTGACTTCCTGGGCGTTCTTGTAGCCCTGGAACAAGTCCGAGGCCATCGCTCCGAGCGTCGGCATTCCGTCGTCACCACCGGTCGTGGTGAGCCAGGTAATGGCCTGAGAAACGACTCGCCAAGCATTGGCTTCCCAAGTCGTCGCACCAGTGCCCCAGTTCGAGGACGACCAGTTGATCAACTTCGGTGCGTTGAAATCGTACTCGGAAGTACCCGAACCGTCAGGCCAGTCCGTCGCGATCGTCGAGTTCGGCTTGGTGCTCAACGCACTCGACCACGATCCGCCGTAAGCACCGAGTTGGGTCGACAACTGACCCAAGCCGTAGGTGTCGCTCGGGACTGCAATCCGGTCGGTCGCCGCACAGGTGCCTGCACCCATGAAGGTCTCCAAGCCGTGGATCGCGTTCTCGCGACCGGCAGTACTTCCGTCGCGATACAACTCGCCAGCGAACGTGTCGGTGATCGATTTTCG